GCATTCCAGATGGCAGAAATTTTCTCCGAAATCCAGTCCATCACATTGCTGATGATAATGTGAATTGCCTGAAATATCGTTTCAAACAGGTACTTGAAAGCGTCCAGCAATGGCTTGATGGTCTCGTAAATGCTGTTCCAGACGGTCATAATGGTGTTGTAAATGGTCTGGAATACTGTGGAAACCACTGCGTAAATGGCATTAAAAATATTGCTGAAAAAGGTGTAGATTCCAGTCCAGATGTTGACGAAAAAGTCTCGGATACCCGTAACTATTCCAGTAAAAAACGTGGAAATACTCGTCCAGGTATTCACAAAGAAGTCCCTGATAGAAGTCCATTCCTCATTCCAGCTTGTGCCGAACCAACCAAGTACCACATCTGCAATGCCTTTCAAGGTGTTCAGAATATTGGAAAATGTGTTTACTATAAAATCCCAAATGGAAGTAAATATGCCTTTGACACCGTTCCACAACTGATCCCAGTTGCCGGTAAACAGACCAATAAACACATCCAGCAGTCCCAGAATGATGCCGGAGATTTCAGAGAAAATATTTGCAATGTTCTGAAATACGCCCTCAAACACAGGGGCAAGGAAATTACATAACGCATCCCATGCAGCTTTCAGCATATCGGTGAAGCTTTCAAAGTTGAATCCAAGCGCATTGATGCGGTCGGTGATGCCTTGCGTCAAACCGGAAAATGTACTCTTGATTTGCTCCCAGATACCAAGAATGTTATTTTTGAAACCTTCATTCGTTTTCCACAGATGCATAAAAGCCGCCACAAGAGCCGCAATCGCTGCAACCACGGCAAGAATTGTTCCCATAGAAACGCCCAATGCACCAGTCACAGCGGTAATGCCGCCTTTGACTGCACCGATTGCGGCAGGCGCTTTTGATACCAAGGAGAGGACACTTCCAACACCGGAGATTGTCTTGCCGATGATAATAAGCAGCGGTCCCAGAGCCGCTGCTACCAGAGCAATTTTCACAATGGTTTCTTTTGTCTGCGGATCCAGTTGATTCAGCTTATCCACCAACCCTTGAATATGTGAAACAATCGAACGAATAGCAGGCATCAGAATGTCCGAAAAAGAAATTGCCAGTTCCTCCAGCTGAGATTTCAGAATGGTCAGCTGTCCGGCAAGGTTGTTCTGCATGGTTTCTGCCATTTTGAGAGAAGTGCCGTCACAGTCGGAAATAGCATCCGACAGCTTTTCAATATCAGCAGGTGCGGCGTTCATCAGTGCAAGGAATCCTGACATTGCATTTTTGCCTACAAGAGCCTGTGCAGCAGATGCCTGTTCCGATTCAGAAAGTCCGGCAAAAGCGACTCTGCAATCAGCCAGAATATCGGAAAGTTCACGCATACTGCCGTCTGCATTGGTAGTCTGAATTTCAACTTCACCCAAGGATTCACCGCAGATTTTAACTTCACCCGCAAGTGCAGTCATAACAGAACGCAATGATGTTCCTGCCTGTGTGGACTTGATTCCGGCATTCGCCATAAGTCCTATTGCCTCTGCAGTATCTTCCACGGAAAATCCAAGAGAACCTGCCACAGGAGCAGCGTACTTGAAGGTTTCGCCCATCATTGAAACATTGGTATTTGCATTACTGGACGCTGCCGCTAAAACATCAGCAAAATGACCACTGTCGGCAGCAGTTAAGCCGAAAGCGGTCAGTGCGTCAGTTACAATATCGGAGGTGGTTGCAAGGTCTTCACCGGAGGCAGCGGCAAGGTTCATAACACCGTCAATACCAGAAAGCATATCAGTTGTTTTCCAGCCTGCCATTGCCATATAGTTCATAGCTTCGGCGGCTTCAGATGCAGAGAACTTTGTCTTGCTGCCCATTTCACGAGCCTTGTCACGAAGTGCCTGTAGTTCATCACTGGTAGCACCGGACACGGAGGAAACTTTACTCATGGCTGCATCAAAGTCCATACCGGTTTTAACAGCAGCGGTTCCCAGTGCGGTAATTCCGGCAGTCACAGGAAGCAGTTTTTCACCTGCACCGGAGATCTTATCACCAACATTCTGCATGACTTCGCCAGCTGCACCGATTTTCGCAAATGCTGTGTTGGTTTTATCCGCTTCTGTTTGCAGGTTCCGCAATTCCTGTTCCGTTTCGATGATCTCACGCTGAAGGGCATCATACTGCTCCTGCGAGATGTCGCCGTTGGCGAGAGCCTGATTTGCTTGCTCCGCTGCCGTTTTCAGAGTTTCCAGCTTTTCTTTGGTAGCCTTCACCGCATCGGCGAGGAGCTTATGCTTCTGCGAGAGCAGTTCCGTGTTGGAAGGATCGAGCTTCAGCAGCTTCTGTACATCCTTGAGCTGCGTCTGCGTGTTCTTGATGTTTTTATTGACACCTTCCAGAGCCTTCGACAGCTTGGTAGTATCGCCGCCGATCTCAACGGTGATGCCCTTGATTCTGTTTGCCATGCGGTTTTTCTCCTTTCTAAATATTGACTTTTTTGCTAAAAAAGAATATAATGAAAAAAACAGCTTCCTGCCAAGAGGTGATTGTAATGAAAATACTGTATTGTAACGTAAGAGAAATGGATGAATACAATGGTTTCGTCATTGATGATTATCATGGCGGTGGTTCTTATACAGAAAACAATGTCCCACTTGAAGTTAATAATTTCACGAGACATGATAATCTGTACTATGGCTATGTCCAATCTACACATGATACTATCGATATTCAAAGAAACTTCGGTGCTTCACCAAATGCTGATTACATAGATGGGGTGCTTGTTGTCTGGGTATGCCACCAAGCTAAGATTGTAGGCTTTTACATAGATGCAACTGTGTACAGAAAGAAACAGCCGATACCTGATAATATTGCTGCACAGCGTTCCGAATGTGAAGGAGCCGGATATAATATTACAACAAAACAAGCAATCTTAATTCCAAGTGAGCAAAGAAAAAGAATAGTCACTGGAATGGGACGTTGTAATATCTGGTATGGTAATGATGAAATAAATCAAATTGTGCAGAATTATCTCAATGATTATCAAAAAGCACTCAATGAACTAATTTGCACCGTCGAAGCAAACTCCGATATTAAAGGTGAAGAATATGAATGTCTTGTTAAGCAACGTGTTAATCAAGGCGTATTTAGAGACCAAATGCTTAAGAGATTTCATAAAAGATGCGCATTATGCGGCGTTTCAAATGAATCATTTTTAATAGCCAGTCACATTAAGCCGTGGTCAAAGAGTGATCCTAATGAAAAGCTTTCCAAATTCAATGGACTGCTGCTGTGTCCTAACCATGATAAACTTTTTGATAAAGGATACATCTCATTTTCTGATGAGGGACATATAATGATTTCAAGTCAACTTAGTGACATGGATAAGATTTTTTTGAATGTCAACGATAAGATGAGAATTTCTGATGAGTTAATCAGTGAAGAGATGAAAGTCTATTTGTATTATCACAGGACAAACGTCTTTAAAGGTTAAAATGCATCGAAGTCCGCCTGTCCTGCGACTTCATGCCAGCCCTCATAATCATCATTCTCCCGTTCCGTAAACATATCATTTATTAAACCAATAGTAAGCAAATCCAGCTCGGTCATAGAAAGACCGAGCTGTTTGCATCTTAGGAGAAAAAGCGGCGTAGTCATCGGTCGGTCAGTCTGGCGATGTTTTTTTTAGATTCCGCCTGCGTCTCCACGTTAAGTCCCCACAGTTCAATGAGCTGTGGCAGCACCTCGTAAATGGAGAATGTGTTGAAGGCTTCGAGCCACTCGTCGGGATTGTCCGGGACGTTCTCCGGATCAGCGTGTTTCGCCATAATATAGGCAATATTCTCAAAGACCTCAAGGCTTTCAATGTCCAGACCAGAGCTATCCTCATTGCCCTCAGATACAGATTTTTGCAGTGCCGCAAAGTCCTTGTAAATATCTCTTCCGAATTTCAGTCGGTATAATCTTGGCACCGCTGCACTTGCTTTGAACGGCACTTCCATACCGTCCACCAGAATATTTTTCTTGATTGCCATGGAATCACCCCTTACGATTTGGTTGTTGTCGTGGTTTTCACAGATGTATCCGGATTATACGGCATCTTGTACCAGTTGTTGTAGGTGGTTTCGTCTGTCGATTCACAGGTCTTGGATTTGACAAGTCCGGTCGGAAGTGCAGCAGCTGTCAGAGACAGGGATTCTGTCTTGACTTCCTTGCTGTCTTCTGTGGTTTGTCCTTCTGTTGCAGGACGGGATGCAGAACAACAGTACAGACAGTGACGAATTTTATGCTTATCTCCCTCAAATTCAAACATGAGGGCAAACTGTGCAGGCTCAGCGTCATTTCTCTCTACCAGCACGCCGTTATTGTCCAGAATCTCTCCCAGAATTTCAGTTGCAAATTCCGTAGTGACCAGAGCAATTTCAAGATCTCCCTCGTATCCGGAATTATTGTTCATCACATAATACACGCAGTTATCTGCATAAAACGGTTCATTCTCACCGTTTGCATCCATAGAAAGGGAAACTGCACCGGGCAGCCTGACTGGATCGGCGTAAACAGGTGTTGTGCCGTCAGCCGACCACTGGGTAATTTTCGCCCAGTGTACATTGTTCAGACCAAACTTTACCTTGTTCTTTTTGTTTGCCATAAATCAAACCTCCGTTTCGTAAAGTACTTCATAAAGTCGTTCTGACTCAATCCATACCTCAGATTTGTTGTAAAAAATATGATGCTGTCTTAAAATATCCTCCACACGGCTTTCCGTATCGGGGGACTTTTCATCCGTATACAGTTCAATATCAAGCTGCTTGAAGCTGTGATACATCAGATTATCCGCACCGAAGGTGTCCTCGCCGGGTGAGAGGAAAATAACGAAGGGCGGTCGCGGAGACTCGCCCTCGGCAAAATGATGATAGGCGAACGGCATCCCGATCTCCTGAATCATTTCATTGATTTCTTCATAGGTCATGATAACGCCTTCTTTATCAGATTTTCTAACAATGCCTCTCCATTTTGTTCAGCCGGAGCAATATGCGGACGGGCAGCAACTCGACCGCCGCCACGTTTGGCATGACCATGCTCCAGCAAATGTGCAAGCTGATAGCGATTTTTGGAATGCAATGTCATTTCAAGTGAATGACTGTTCTCACTGACCTTTTTCGTTGCCCAGCTTTTTGCGTATGCTCCGGTGTCTTTCGGCGCATTAGAAGATATCTCTTTCTTAACTTCAGTCGCAGTCTTTCGGACTGCCTTTTTCATTTCTGTATCTGCAAGACCTGCATATTCCTGTAAGCCTCTCATAATTTCAGATGCCATATCATCAACAGAAGTCATCGCAATCACCAGCCTTTCTTGTACCTGCAACAATTTTCATATAGTCCAGTGATTTGTAATTCGGAATCACAGAATTGATATCATAGGTCAGTCCACGGAACAGTATTTTGTGGGTTGTAGAATTGATACGCATGGTATCCGGTGTCTGCCGCACAGTAAATTCCAGAGAGCTGACCTCTTTGGTAACACCTGCATCTGTGGTTTCAGAAGATGATTTTACATTAACAGCAGCCCAGCAGGAGAATAATTCCTCCCACTTTGCCTTGTGGTTACCGATGCTATCAATTTTCGTGTTATGCTCCAGAATGGTGATTCGCTGATTCAGATTTCCAATCTCCATTAAATCACTCCTTCACGCTGTGCAAAAAGAATAGAACGGAGCGTTAGCGTCAACTTTTTATAATCCGCTGTATTGCGGTTTTCATAAAGATAGCCAAGTGCGTACAACATTGCTGTCCGCACCGTATCTTCATTTTCTGCAAGCTGTTCTTCGTCCATTCTTCCCACGTCCATGCACAGCTTTTTCGCCGTCAGAAGTAAATCCTGAATCAGCTTATCATCCTCGCTATGATCCACACGAAGATAGTTTTTTGCCTCTTGTAATGTTACCACCCACTCCAGCCCCTTTCTGCTATTATGCCTTTGTTGTGGAAGTGCCCTTGATGGTCAGTGTTTTTACTGCCTCCGGAAGAATAAGTCTGCCGTCTACACGCTGACTTGCAATAAAACCGACCTGTCCGTTCATGGCAAAGACCTCATTCAGGCGCTTAAAAGTTCTGCCCTGACGGTCGCCAATCCAGTAGTACTTGAAATCACCAAATGCAATCGCCTTGCTGCCGGCTTCTAAAGTCGGAACATAGCTGGAAGTATAATACGGGCGGTTGAGAATCATATCCGGTACACCTGCCTGTACAGATGGATTCCAGATATAGTTTCCGGTGTTGTCCTTCAGCTTGCGAAGTGCCTTGACCGTGGTGTCATTCATCACCCAGACGGCTTTCTTGCGGTATGGTGATTTTAATGAATAGAACAGTTCCATGATGTCATCAAATGTAATTGCCGCACCGGAAGTAGTCACTCCGTCTTCTGCACCGCCAGCATCGGCAAAAATACCGGTCGGCTTACCTTTACCGTCACCTACAAAGAATGCCTCTTCTTCCTTTGCTCCCACACGTCTTGCAAACTCTTTTGCAATATACGAAGGCAAGTCAAAAGCAGAATCATTCAAGAGCTCTTCCGAAATCTTAATAGCAGTGCCGACTTTGTAAGCAGAAAGAGATGCTTGTCCGAAAACGTCATCAGACAGAGAATAGGCTTCTTCCTCGTCCATCCACACTGCCTCGCCCTTGCTGGTCACGATTGGAATCTTACGGTCACCGGAAGATGTCTGAATCACGGTTGCCAGCTGACGGAAAATATTCTCTTCTTCCAATGATTCGATTAACTTCTTTTCAAATTCATTCGGGCAAAGATAACCACCCTCCGAATCAGTGCCGATCTGTAAATCATTTCGTACATCGATGAAATTACGATTGCGGATATTATTCCAGAACGCTTTGCTATAGCTGTCAGAAGCAATGCCGGTCTTTTTTGACTGTTCTGTATGTGCGCCAGGTACAGACACAAGTGGTACAGATGTTGCCGCATTCATCTCTCGACTAAGCTTTTCCTGTCGCTCCAATCGGTCAATTTCCTTGCCGTATGCGACAATCTTCTGTTCCATAGCATCATAAGTCTTACTGTCCTCTTCGGAAAGCAGACCGCTGTCATTGCGCTTGGAGTCAAGAAATTCTCTTGCATCATCCCAAGCCTTAGCTCTCTTTTCTCTCAGTTCCTGAATGGTCATGTTCATTCCTCCAATCAATCTTTCAAAAGTGCCAGACGTTTGTCCAGCTGGTTAATGGGAACACATTGCGGTGTAATAGCTGATATTTTCTGCATCAGTGATTCAGTAGTCTGAATCGGTGAATACAGCATAGACATCTGTTTTTCATCCGGTTCAGGTTCTTCCTTTTCGGGGACAGATGACTTTTTTCTGTCTTTATCATCAAATAGAATACCGTCAGCAAAACCCAGCTGCTGTGCTTTCTCTGCATTCAGCCATGTTTCATCGTCCATTAGTTTTGATATCTTATTTCGGCTCAGTCCTGTTTTTCGTGTATATGCGTTAATAATGCCTTCCTTGATTTCATCTAAAAGTGCAATTGCTTTTTCCATCTCTGCTTTATTCCCTGAAGCATATGTCATAGGGTTATGAATCATCAGATAGCCTGTCGGACTAATCAGTGTTTCATCTCCTGCCATGGCTACAACAGACGCAGCAGAAGCGGCAATACCGTCAATCTTTACCGTCACTTTGCTTTTGTGATTTCGAAGCATGGTATAGATCTGACTTGCAGAAATGCAATCTCCGCCCGGACTGTTCAGCCAGACAGTCAGTTCTCCGCTGACTTTTGACAATTCATCACGAAACAGGGCAGGAGTTATTTCGTCTCCCAGCCATGTTTCATCAGAAATGGGACCGTTAAAGTAAAGTTCTGTTTCTGATGTATCTTCATTTCTCACGAAGTTCCAGAATTTCTTCATTCGGTTTCTTCCTCCTTTTCTTGATTTTGATTTGCAAATGCCCCTGCATCTGTGAGTTTGGTAAAGCTGCCATTTACGAGATACAGATTACCGCCTTCTTCGGCAGGAATCATATTCATATTTTCAAGTTCACGGATATCGTTAGCTGACATCCAGCCGTTTTGTCTTGCTGTGGCATATCCCTGCATTCTTGATGCATAATCACCACGGAGCAGTCCGTCAACATTGAATTTAATGAAATACTGTCCTTTTTCAGAATCTGAAAGCAGTGCTTTCATAAGTCCCTGTTCCCAGCGGACAATCCAGGGGTCAAGGCTGTATTTCACGAAATCAAGTGACAGGTGTTCCACGTTTGAAAATGTAGCATGGTCAAGGTCGCCAATCATGTGGAGAGGTACTCTGTATAGCCTTGCGATTTCTTCAATCTGAAACTTTCTTGTTTCTAAGAACTGAGCCTCATTATTCGGAATTGCAATGGGTGTAAATTTCATGCCCTCTTCCAAAACTGCAACTTTATGAGCATTTCTTCCGCCGTAGGCTCTCTGCCATGCATCACGTACACGTTCGGGATTTTTGATGACTCCGGGATGTTCAAGTACACCGCTTGGAGATGCACCATTTCCGAAGAATGACGCACCGTATTCCTCACAGGCAATAGAAATACCGATTGCATTTTTAGCAAGTGCAATCGGCGAATATCCCACCAATCCGTCAAAGCCAAGTCCGGGTATGTGCAGGACTTCATCGGCATAAAGAACAATATCACCCTGTTTTTTCATATTCGGATTGGCTTCATCGTAACGGCTGTAAATATATATGAGGCGGTTTTTATCATCACGTTGGGCTTTCATCTTGTCGGGCATTAAAGGATACAGCCCGATAACATCACCTCTGCCATTTCTGATAATCTGAGCATAAGCATTGCCGTAAATCAGCAGATGTGACATCAATGTTTCCCTGAAAACAAATGATGTCATTTCAGGATTCGGCTGGTCGTGGAGCAAAAAGTAAAGCGGGTGATTTGGCACTCGCTCTTTTCCTTTATCGTTGTATTTGTACACATGAAGTGGTAACTGTGCAATAGCCTCTGACAAAACTCTCACGCAGGCATAAACCGCAATATGCTGCAAGGCTGTTCTGTCGGTTACACGTTTACCGCTGTTTGCTCGTCCGAAAAAATATGTGTAGGACGGGCTGTCGTAACTGTTTTTTGGCTTATCTCTGGACTTGAAAAGTCCTGTGAAAATACCCATGAGAATCAACTCCTTTCTTGACTTTGTGTATATGGGCATGGTATAATATGCTAAAGTAAATATAGAGCATCAGCTCTATAAATTAGAATTTGTCGATTAAAAAGTTAATCGTGCCATATGTGGCTTGATTATAAAAGCAAAGATAAAAACGCAATGTGCATTGAAAAGTGTGCTAGAGCTGGTAGGTAGCCCAGCCGTCCTATTTTAAATAGGGTAAGTAACCTGCCCTCCGGGTTGTCCATTCTTTGTTCAACAAATGTTTAGGAGGGATTCTTATGGACAAAGTAAATGGAAAGCTGACAGTATACTTTGAAGATCCATTTTGGGTAGGTGTATTTGAACGCATCGAAAATGGTAAGTTGACTGTAGCAAAGGTGACTTTTGGTGCAGAGCCAAAAGATTACGAAGTGCAGGAATATGTTCAAAAATACTATTTCAGTTTGAAATTCAGTCCGGCTGTTGATACTGTTGCAAAGGATATAAAAAGAAATCCGAAAAGGATGCAGCGTGAAGCGAAAAAGCAGATGCAGGAAATAGGCATTGGCACAAAATCGCAACGGGCCTTGAAATTACAACAGGAACAGGACAAGCAAGAGCGCAAGGTAAGAAACCAAGAGAAAAAAGAAGCGGAAAAACTGCGAATGTTTGAACTGAGACAGCAAAAGAAGAGAGAAAAGCATAAGGGGCATTAATGTCCCTTGGGCTTTTTGTTCAAATCGGAATTATTTTATCTGGAAGATACTGCAAAGATGAAGAAATAGAAATTTCAGTCTTCTGGTGAGCATGAAAGAATACAAGAATTTGAATTTGACGGAGGAAAATAGTATGCAACATATCAGTATAAAGTGTTATCCGGGTAGGACAGAGGAACAGAAAAGAATTCTTGCTGAGAAGATTACAAAAGATGTTATGGAAGTATTTGACTGTAAAGAGAGAAGCGTATCTGTCTCAATTTAGGATATAGAACAAGATAATTGGGATATCGAAGTTGGGATAAAGAGATAGAACCTCAAAAAGATTATTTATATAAAAAACCAGGATATACAAGAGAGTGAAAATTCCAGTTTGTAGAGGTAACCACAACTACAAAATCAACATCTCCCTCGAATCATAAACAGACTCATCAGGCACACATCCACAGCGGATTGCACGATCAAGAGCCATAATCATGGCAACAGCACCGTCAATCTTCTCTGTGGATTTTTCTTTGTCCGGCTTGATATTTCCGGCAGGGTCACGCCTTATGAAAATATTGTCCATCATCCAGCGGAGAACCGGGTGTCCGTTGTGAGCAAGGGTCTGTTCAAGGGTCAGTTTCATCAGTTCTTTGGTAGGCGGTGACATATCCTTGTAACCCTGCCCGAACTGAACCATTGTAAAGCCAAGACCGTCAAGGTTCTGCGACATCTGCACGGCTCCCCAGCGGTCAAATGCGATTTCTTTGATATGAAATTTCTGCCCCAGTTCATCAATGAAGTTCTCGATAAATCCATAGTGAACAACATTTCCCTTAGTGGTTTTCAGGTAGCCTTGCCGTTCCCATACATCATAGGGAACATGGTCACGTCTTACACGAAGAGGCAGCGTTTCCTCCGGTAACCAGAAATAAGGCAGAACGTAGTAATGCTCATCTTCCTCAGTTGGTGGAAATACAAGCACAAATGCTGTAATATCCGTAGTGGAGGAAAGGTCAAGTCCACCGTAGCAGATTCTTCCTTCCAGTTCACTTTCATCAAAAGCAACTTTGCATTTATCCCATTTTTCCATTGGCATCCAGCGGACAGCTTGCTTTACCCATTGGTTAAGACGTAGCTGCCTGAAAGCATTTTCTTCTCCGGGAGTTTCCTTTGCAGAATTACACGCAGCTACAACCTTATCCATTCCGATTGTTTTGTCAAGGCTTGGATTTGCTTTCTTCCAGACTTTCGGGTCAGTCCAGTCCTCAGATTCATCAGCACCATAGATAACGGGATAAAAAGTCGGGTCATGTTTTCTGCCTTCAAGAATATCCTTTGCCTTTTGATGTACTTCATAGCAGATAGAATTTGTGTCTGTTCCGGCTGTGGTGATAAGGAAGTAAAGCGGCTGCATTCTCGCATCACCTGAACCCTTTGTCATTACATCAAACAGTTTTCTGTTCGGCTGCGTATGTAGTTCGTCAAAGACAACGCCGTGAATGTTAAAGCCGTGCTTTGAGTAAGCTTCAGCCGAAAGCACCTGATAAAAGCTGTTTGTTGGAATGTACACGATACGCTTTTGTGAGGTCAGGACTTTAACACGCTTATTCAGAGCGGGACACATTCTCACCATATCGGCTGCAACATCAAATACAATGGCGGCTTGCTGTCGGTCAGCCGCACAGCCGTAAACCTCGGCACGTTCCTCTCCGTCACCACAGGTAAGCAGAAGTGCGACAGCGGCGGCAAGTTCTGACTTGCCATTTTTCTTGGGAATCTCAATATAGGCTGTATTGAACTGTCGATATCCATTAGGTTTCAGAATACCGAAAAGGTCACGGATAATCTGTTCCTGCCAGTCAAGTAGTTCAAATTTCCTACCTGCCCATGTACCTTTGGTATGACTAAGACACTCAATAAAAGAGACGGCATAGTCTGCCGCTCTTTTATCGTATCTTGAATCTTCCGCCATGAATTCTGTCGGCTTGTATTTTGCCATTGTATCACCACCTAACAAAAAAGACCTGCCAAAAGCAAGCCTGAATAATTTTAAGCCCCGTGGGGCGATTTTGTAATCGAGAACCTATTCCCATTGTAACCATGTTACCATACTAATTCAAGTATATCAAGTTATTTCAGAATAATAAACTACACAAAAATAAGCCTATGAATCTGTGATATATATGCTAAGAAACAACGAGCAGCAGCCCTTTTTCAAGAGCCGCTGTTTTCCATATTATTATTTGTCTGCTTTAGTTGTTCAGGTTTTCAAAGCACCACTTCATTGCATCACCGCCGTCATTAAAAGGCCTCGGGTTTGCTGTTCTCAGGTTCAGACGGCATTCAATGTAGCTCAGTCCGGTTTCTTCTTCATCTTCGATAAATTCATATACCGCTGCCTCAAACCCTTTCCATGTCAGCCCTGTTACCAGAACCTTGTCACCGTATTTCAGGACTGCACCTTGCTCGGCACAACCGCTGCTCCAAAGATTCTCCATTGTAGTTGTTTTTGCCCAATTCATAATCGCTTATCCTCCGTTAGTATTTTTGTTCCGCAGGCTGTTTTTCCCTGTGGCATGATGTATATTACCTCTTTTTAGGGGATAAGTCAACGGTATCCGGAAAAATATACTGCACAAACATCTCTGTGATTATTTGTGTACTATACAGCTTCGGTACGAGCCACACAGCCCCGTTTCTGAGGCTGTGTTTTTGGAAAATTGGGCGGGCATTATCTGCCCGTCATGCATTCCCATTCAAATTCAAGGTAGGCATCATAATCTGCGTCGAACCTTGCATCATCATCAATGTATTCTTCCTCGTAGTCGATTCCGACCAATTCCTCAAAGGTTGTTCCGTTTTCCTCTGCATCTTCCTTTGCAAAATCTTCGGCGTTCTTTTCAATCCAGGCTTTGAACTCCTCATCGTCCATGTGGTCATCGTTTTCAATCTCAAGTTCGTATTCGTACTCGCTGTCCACCCAGGTGATGATTGCCTTTGTGATTTCGGTTCTTGCGTTCCAGTCTGCTCTGTTTGCCTTTGCTCTTGCCTTTGCGATTCCGTATGATACCATTTTAATTTCCTCCGTAATTTCGTTGTTTTCGCTTGGCTTCCCTTGCGTTGTGTACATATTACCGCATAGTGTGAATAATAGCAACCCGCTAAACTGCCAGAATATACAGCCTTGAAATCGGCTTAGAATTGTGTATATTATGACAGCAGAAACAAGCCGCCACGTTGCCGTTTGTGGGGCTTGTTTTTGCATTGGGTAAGTATTCAGAATCGCTAATTCTTGCTGCTGTGGGGCAACGTGGCGGCTGTCAGTTCCTGATTACAATGGGCATCAAGCCGTTAGGAGTTGGAACGAAAAGTTCAATGTTCCAGAATCGCTGTTTGTACTTTTCTGCAAGTTCAGGTGTGATGTCCGTGAAGTCCTCATCTCCAAGTCCTGCGATAATAAATGGGCCTTTGATGACATCATGTGTTTCCGGGAGGATTCTGTTCCACTCTGTATCTGATTTCAGCTTTGATTCTTCATCGCAGATTATTGCAACTTCATCTTCAAATGGATAAATTGCCTGAATGTAACCGCCCACCGTTTTCTGCAAAGATTCCAGGCTTCCGTCAATCTCAGCTTCTCTTGGGTGCTTTCCCGGTTCAACAATAAGTATGTGCATGGCTTTTCCTTTCTGAGCCATTGGCGGGGCGGCTTATTCCGCCCCCTTGGATCTTTGGCTTTTAGTTTAGTCTCATGAGAATCGCAGGAATGATTTTCGGCATACCAGTTGCAAAATCTGTATAATCTGCGGTTACCTCGGTCAACCCATTCATGTGAAATCCTTGTTTTTCAAAAGCGGCAAGGGTAGAAATCAGACCGCTGAAGGTACTGGAAATCGTAAATTCGTCGATTCTCTCTGCTTTCAGAAAATTGGCAATCGGTTCAATATCCTCTTCCCATATCACTTCCTGGAAATCGATGAACGCATTTCCGTTCTGTTTACTTTTCCGGTATGCCCAGTAAAGGGTCAGGTTCAAGTTGTTTTCCCTGAAAAATTCGTTTCCCTTTGTAGCTGCCTGTTCAAAAAGTTCAATGGTTTTCATGATGCTTTCCTCCAAATTTCGTTGTTTTTCGGTCGGTTTTCCGTTCCGTTGTGTTGTATATTACCGCATTTCAGGCAGATAGTCAACGGTATTTGCGATAATAAATGTAACAAACATCACGCCGAAATCGGAGAAGATAATTGTGTAAAATATGATGGCAGCACAAAGCCGCCTGTGTGGCTCGTGTGGGGCGGTATTTCAAAAGGGATAACTTTGCGGAGGAATCCCAACATTCCCACACAGGGCAACGTGGCGGCTTACGTGCGATTATTCAGTTGTACTGCGATGAATGATGCTTACGATTTTATCCTGTTCTTCTTTGGAAATCCCGATGCTTTCCAATGCCTCTCTTGTTCCGCAGTCGGGACAAATCAGCGTCTGGTTGTCAGTTCTGGAAAGTGCAGGAATGCCATGATATTCTATGCCACAATGCGGACAAACTCTCGTTGCTTTTTCAGCCGTTTTCACTTCTTACACCCCTTTCGCTAATATCAAATGCAAGCCGCAGATGCTTTAAATCAAAACCAAAATCACGGTATCCCTGAACGCAGGTTCTCACATAGGCATGACTTGGAATTCCCAGTTTTCGCTCCTCGTGCATGATGTACACAAAGGCATTTATTTTCTTTCCGGTTTCTGCAAGGGTGATTTTCATGTTCTTCTTGTAGTAGTAATTCGGATAACCCTCATAGGCATCAAGGCTTTTTTCATCCTTGGCAGTTACTTCCCAGACGGCAACCGGAACTACGCCACCCTTTTTCTTTTCAATGGTCAGGTAAGAACCAGTCTTACTGCCCTTGAATAATAATTGGTAATCGGAAATTTCTGCCGTTCCCACCACTCTGGCATCGGGGCAGCGGAATCGCATTTGATGCACATTCAGATTGCTGCCGTAGGCAAGGTAATATTTTGTCATCGTAATCAAATCCTTTCCGAAGGAAACATCCTTCTACCACCTTAAGCCACCCGCAGGTGGCAAGGAGGCAGGAGGATATCTCCTGCGGTTTAGTTTCTACCGAATCGGAAGGCTGCATCTCCCTCCAGGTTTCTTGTAAGGAAATCCCTTGCTGTCGAGAATTCTTCACCGACCAGCCCAAGCCGAATCAGCCATGTTCTCATTGCGAATTTTGGATTTTCGGTCTGCTGCGGCTTAGGGCTTGCGGTTCGCAGTTCCTTTGCCATTTCCGAAAGGGCAAGGCAAAGCTGAATCCAAGATTTCAATTGACCTGCGTGCAGTCCGTTCTTCTTGCCGTTTGCAGGCTTATCAAAATTGAAAAGTCGAAACTCGATTGTGCCTTTTGTAAATACTGCGTGATAATTCGTCATATGGTATCTGCTTTCGTTGTAGTGATGGCTTCTACCGTAGTTTGCACCGTTTGAAGTGTACCAGATGTCTGCAAGCTGTGCCATGGTTGTGGGTTTCTTTTTGTTTACCTGTTCGATGAATTTCGAATTTACCGTTCTGCAGTATCTGTTCATTCTGCCTTGGTCAATTTTCAGGGCGTCGGCAATCAGCTGTTCGTGACTTGCCATGATGTTGGCCAGAGTTCTGAGGGTCTGCGGTGTGTGTCCCTTTGCCCCGATGTGAATGTGAACTCCAGCCCCAATTCCTGCATGGCTGATTGCTCCGGCTTTGCGTAGTCTGCGGACAAGCTCCTGCAAGGTTTCAATGTTCTCGTATTTCAAAATCGGGGTTACCAGTTCGCACTTTTCGCTGTCGGGGCCTGCGATGGAAACGTCTCTTTGAAATTTCCACTCTCTGCCCTGTGCATCCCATGCTGACCAGGTGCAGTATCCGTTTCTGCCTGCTGTGTTTTCGTATCTGTTTGTTCCGAAGAAGTCGGCGGCAAGCCTTGCAGCTCTTTCTCTAGTGATGTGGTTCATCTCGATTTCCACCCCGATGGTCTGATCTTTCATTCTTGCAATCTGCTGTGCTGTTTTAGCGTTCATGGTGTTTTCCTCCGTAATTTCGGTATTTTTTAAGGGTTGTTCCCTTTTGTTGTATCACATATTACCGCATTACGGAGCACATAGCAAGCCGCTAAATCTACAGAAAAAGAGACTGTATATCCGCCGAAAGATTGTGTAAGATACACCCTTGATTCACTTGAATTTCTATGCTAAAATACAGTACGATGGAATAGGTTCTCCCTTATTTTTGATCCCCCGGAACCACCCTGAAACTATCCACTTCGGGAATCAGAGCAAGGGAAGAACCGTTCTGCCATTTCATGTGGACAGAACCCATATCGTCAATATGAGTCACTTCACCAATTGTTCCGGGAAGAACAGGATACTTTTCATCACGCATGGAAATCAGCTGTATTTTCGTTCCCACAGGATACTTTTTTCTGAGCTGTTCGATATGTTCCTTATTCGGAAACTTCATCTGAATCACCGACCTTTCTGAAAGCTGCACTGCCTGAAAGATTTCTGAGCAGTACCTTTCTTGCGGATTTGTACGCTGCACCAATCATACCAAGGCGAAGAAGATAACATCGCATGGTATATTTAGGATTGTTGCTGGTGTCAGGCTTGTTATTGATACGGCTCTGGTTTTTCGCAAACTCACAAAGCATGAAAATGAAAGTACAGTAGGCACTTGTATCATCGTACTGCTCCACAGTAAACCATGGAAAGCAAACCTTATCTTCTTCTACAATGATTTCAAGATTGTCTGTTTTGAATGCCGCCTTGAAAAGTTCACCCTTGTTTTCTACAATTCTTCTGAGTCTGTTGATGGTTGCATCATCAACCAGTTCCAATGGCATCTCTACCGTCAGACTGTTTTCCTCTTCATTAAGCGGAACATCGTAGCCTCTGCTGACCAGTTCATCAATCAGACGCTCTACTTCTTTGCTGTCGGCTGAATCGCTGATTTCAAGATTGCCTTCCTTTGTGACCGTGTAATCTCTGCCGATTTTGTATGCACAGGTAGGCATATACTGGTATTCCGCAGGGGCACCGATAATCTCACTGACCGCCTTTGCCAGTTCTTTGCGGTCACTTCCTGTAAGACCTAATTCAATAATCATGTAGTAAACCTCCATTTCGTTTTGGTAGTACACATGATAACTCAGAAAGGCACAGATATCAAGTGTGGGATATGTAGAATTATTTTCCTTCATTTTGTGCATAATAGGCTATTCCAGCAAGGACAAACCATGCGTTGCAGGCTGCTATGCCATTGCCCCACATTTTGTATGCAGCACTATCGGAATATGGGTCTTTCAGCCACTTTGCAATCTGCTTTCGTGATTTTGGCTTACATTCTTTTCCGATAGCTTTGTTATAGTTTTCAAAAACATTCTGCCACCAGTCAATTTGTGTATCTGTTGGATTTTCTGTTCCAAGGTCATCACACCACCATGTCGGCATACCTTGTAATAAGGCACACTCCTGTGGAGTAAGTCTTCTTACGATATACTCTATTTCAGAAGTGCTGTCGTTTACAAGCGGTGGGTCTTTATAATCAGATGCCACAAGAGTGTTTGCTTTTTCTTTTTCGGCAGCAGTAAAGAATGATGCCTTTGAGGAACTGTAAACAGGGTGAGCAATTCCGCCTGCACCCGATGCAACAAGTGTAGGTGAGGTTTCTTCTTCAATCTGAAAACTGAATCTTGCATTATAACCCTGATTCATTGCTGGTCTGCCAATGCCATAGGAAACTGCATGATTCTCAGTACAATTCAAGGTGTACATAGTTTCGCTTTCCTTATATCCGTTACCATGATGTGAAGGGCGTGAGCCGTTGCCCTCAATTACAACCATACCGCCTTGATTTTTACAAGGTGACTGGTTGCTGGTATCAATGGTTCTTGCTGTATTGGCTTCATAAAATCCACTGTTGGGATTATCGGATAACATGGAATTGCTGTGCTTAGAACAGATGCCGTAAGCCTTGGGAACGAAAAGCGTCTGGTCGTTGTTGCAGGACAGCGTTGCTGATTTGTCCTCTTGTACCAACGCACCCTTTCCGCCATTTCCACTGCCACAGCGGATTTTCAGAGTAGCCGGAACAACTCCTGCCCTAAGTGTCGGTGCTTTTTCATTTTCATAACCGATGCCATGAGCCTTTGCCGAATGTTCTGTGCAGAATCCTGCAGACTCCACTACGAAAGGCTGATTGTTTCCGCCTGTTCCGTAAGTTGCGGATACAGTCTGTGCGACTTCAAGAGGACCCATATATCTGGTGTCCTGAGAGTGGTTTTCAAACATTAACCCTGAGCCTGTTTCTTCAGAGCAATCTCCAAAACTTTGGGCAATTTCTTTCCACGCTCGGAAGCTCTCCGCAGAATACCCAGACACGCCCTCGGACTCAAATAGTATTTTTGAGGCACATTCACCATCAAAATCTGCGACAAGGTAGATACGCATTCTTTTCTGGGGAACACCCCAGTACTGAGCATCAAGTGTTCTGTAGGCAAGAGAGAAACCTTCTCCCATGATTTCTCCTGCTTTTTCCCATTTTGCAGGTTTAGGGACAGAAATGTCTGGGTCTTTGACCTTACAGAGTTCTTCAAGGACACATTGGAAATCTTCTCCGCCGTTGGAGGAGAATGCCCCTGTGACGTTTTCCCACACTGCGAATCTTGGATATTTGCCATTTGTTGCACACCTCATTTTCTTTATGATTCTGACTGCCTGGAAGAAAAGTCCTGAACGCTCCGCATTCAAGCCTTGACGTTTTCCTGCGACCGATAAGTCGGTACAAGGACTGCCAAAAGTTATAATATCCACAGGCTCGATTTCTGCACCATTGATTTTATTGATGTCGCCCAGATGCTTTACAAACGGCAGTCGCTTTGTAGTTACAGCAATTGGAAACGGCTCGATTTCAGAAGACCAGACAGGCACAATGCCTGAGAGCATACCCATCATCGGGAATGTTCCAGAACCGTCAAAAAGGCTGCCGAGTGTAAGTGGTTTATTCATTCGGCTTTTCCACCTCTTTCACAAGCTCAGAATACGGTATCTGCTTTCCGTTACGGATAACATATACACCATCAGCATCACCGGTATCCTCAACATAACGTCTAAGAATAACAGAAGCATACTTTTCATCGAGTTCCATTGTATAGCAGATTCTGTTCATCTGCTCACAAGCCATAAGGGTTGAACCGCTGCCACCGAAGGTGTCGATAACCACACCGTTTGCCTGCGTAGAGTTTCCGATAGGATAACTCAGAAGGTCTAACGGCTTGGAAGTGGGGTGATTGGCATTGCGTTTCGGCTTATCGAAATTCCAGATAGTAGTCTGTTTTCTGTCAGAATACCAGTTGTGCTTTCCGTTCTGCATAAAGCCATACAGCACCGGTTCATGCTGCCACTGATAATCGGAACGTCCGAGAACAAGGCTGTCCTTTACCCATATACAGCAGCCTGCCAAGTGGAATCCGGCATCTACAAAGGCTCTGCGGAAATTCAGACCTTCCGTATCAGCATGAAAAACATATGCCGCACAGCCTTTTTCAAGGTGTTCAGCCATACACTTGAAAGCGGACAGCAGAAATGTATAAAACTCCTCATTCTTCATGCTGTCATTCTGAATGGTAAGTCCGCTGGAACTTTTGAAAGATACTCCGTAAGGCGGGTCTGTAAGAATGAGATTTGCTTTTGTATCTCCCATAAGAGCAGATACATCTTCGAAAGAAGTAGCATCACCGCACATCAGTTTATGTCTGCCGACAGTCCAGATATCGCCACGCTGTACAAATGCAGCCTTTTCAAGTGCTGTGGTCAGGTCAAAATCATCGTCCTTAACGTCATCGCTGCCGTTTGTATCAAAAAGGTCAGCGATTTCTTTTTCATCAAATCCGGTAAGACCAAGGTCAAAGCCAAGGTTCTGAAGTTCTTCCATTTCTACGGCAAGGAGTTCATCATCCCAGCCTGCATCAAGTGCCATTCTGTTGTCGGCAAGGATATATGCTTTCTTTTGAGCCTCAGTGAAATGGTCAGCATATACACAGGGAACTTCTGTGATACCTTCTTCCTTTGCCGCCATGACACGTCCATGACCTGCGATAATGTTAAATTTCTTGTCAATAATAACAGGATTGACAAACCCGAATTCACGCAAAGAAGAGCGAAGTTTCAGAATCTGTTCCTTGTTATGGGTGCGGGCATTATTTGCATAGGGTACTAACTTGTTAATGTCAACAAGTTGAAATTCTGTAGTTGTGGTCACTGATATTGCCTCCTTTGTTTTATTCTGAGCATACCTTTTCGTGCAGCATCAATGTTTCCTTTGACAGCTTGTCCCTTGATAGTTCGGTATTGCTGCTTGGTAAGATAGGGTTTATTATTTTTCAGTTCTCTCCAGAAATTATTATCTGCTTTCATAAAAGCCTCACTTTCTGCTTCTCAGCAATTTTTCCATCATATCTTCATTCGGATTGCCCTGAAACTCTACGGAGCAGTTTTCACGGACAATCTGAAAAATCTGATTCCAGATTTGGTTAGCCTGTTTCATATAGTTCTGCGACATCGCAACGTAAGGCGAAGCTATTGCAGCTCCTGTTGTCGGGTGCTTGGAAATATATCCGTACTTTGTGACAATCTGCTCACAGTGTATCCAACGGGAAATGCTCATTGCATACTGCTCCACAAGCTGACGGCTGACAATTTTTTCGCATGAGCGTTCTCTCAGCCACTGATAAGTTTCTGTATAGACCTCATCAGCAAGCAGTTTTGTTCCGTCACGCTGTAATTCCTGCATAAATTCACGAACAGGAGGTGTTTCAGCCGATTCAATATCAGCCGGCTGCATCATGACTTCCGCAGTTTTTCCTTCAGCAATTTTCTCGGTCAGAGCCTTTCTTGGTCTGCCTGCACCCGGTCTTGCACCGCCACGGTTGGTACCGTCTTTTGCCATGATGTCACCGCCTTTCCAAAATCAAAGAAATTCAAACAAAATTGCAAAAATGAGCATAAAAAATGCCGACTGAAAAAGTCGGCAAATGTAGTTGTTATCGATATTTTTCGTTATTTTTAACTCCGAGGGGGCAATAGGGCGTTTGAATACCCGTTTTTGTGCGTGAGAGGGGACGCCGGTCTTTAGAATGTTCACATTTAGAGGTGTTTAACCCCCAGGGGGTCTGCTCAGTATGTGTAGACAGGATTCTTATCCTCCGTCCATGTCTTTTTATCGTGACACGGCTTGCACAATGCTTGCCAGTTGGATTCACTCCAGAATAAGTTCTTATCACCACGGTGGGGAATGATATGATCAACAACTGTTGCAGGAACGTATCGACCTTCCGCCATGCAGCGTACACACATGGGGTGCTTGCGCAGGTACACCTTGCTGACTCTCTGCCACTTGCTGCCATAGCCACGCTTGGCGGCTGATAGTCTGTCAGGGTGCAGGGGGTTGTGTTCAGAACAGTATCTTTCTTCGGTTAAGTTGGGACAGCCTGGGTGACCGCAGGGATGCTTTGCTTTTCTTGGCATAGCTTCACCTCTTTGATTGCATAAGAAAAGCCCTCACAGGATTGTTCCCATGAAGGCTGTCCTCATTCTTTTTCGCTATTATAATAATACCACAGATCAGGTGTGACATTCTGTGACAAAGTGTGCCAACTTTCAATCCGGGACTAAAAAATTTTGAAGTGCCGACCCATGTATGCGATGCACTGTTCTAACCGACACATAAAGCATCTGGGCGATTTCTTCCCAACTAAAGCCTTCAAGGTAACGGTAGCGGAGAACTAACTGTTCATCACGGCTGTTCATCTTATCGATTGCCGCATTGATTTTACCCTTGATTTTTACCAGATAGGAAACCTTATCTGCCACATCATGCTGTATCTCGTCAATCTTTTCGATGCATTTGGCAAAAGGTGCTTCGGTAGAGCGATTAGAGTTGTAGTGTTCTTCAAAGCCACTACTTGAAACGCAGCTGGATAAATCTCTCCAATAGTCAATCTCACGTAATCGGCAATGAATAAGTGCATCCAAGTGTCTTGCCTGGTTTAAGTATTCCTTAGCTGTCATGCGTCCACCTCCTTACGGAGAGAGCGAATCAGCATCTCGCCATCCACGCTTGTCAGCACAGTGAACAATTGGGAGCGAAAGAAATGTTCGATTTCGTTCTTTCTGCAGTCTGCGTCATAGTTCCACGGATTATTCTTTAGGCACTTGAGTGTCGTTCGATAATCTCTTACAGCCTGCAGGATTATGGCGTTTGCCAGGTTTTCATAATTTGTTACACCGCTCATATGCGTTACCTCCATTTTTTCAGAAATAGGCATCGTTGCGATGAATCAGTGTATCTTTGTATCAGTGCAGAGAATCTGTTATTGCGATTCGCACCTCATCCACAGAGCGTACTACCAATGCAGTACCGCCCGCTGCGAGGATTTTACGGATAGTTGCCTCTTGCAGTTTTGTAGGTTTTCCAATATCGGTCTTTACCTCGAAACCGAAGAAGCGACCATCAATGCAGGCAATAATATCGGGTATGCCTGCCGTCCCGTACATTCCACCGTGTTCTTTCCAGCAGAAGCATCCCGGCACGGTTCGAAGGTACTTCATAATTGCTTTTACAATATCGGTTTCTTTCATCTGTTCCAAAAACCTCCGTATTTTCAACACTTGGAACACATGGAACACCAGAAATCCCATATTACTGTATTTTTTATTGAAAAAATAAGTATATATAAAAAATATGTATTATATATAGAGAGATAGGAATTTGGTGTTCCAACGTGTTCTCGTGTTCCGATGATAAGTGTGGCAAGTTCTCCGGGAGGCCATTATCCAAGCACCTCGCCAAGCCTGATCCCGGACAGTATGCGCCTTTTCGCCACACGGTCAATGTCCCTTGTCACTTCCGGAAATGTGGCAGTGATTTGTTGCACAAAACTCTTCTGTGAGTATGGTTTCAAGCCACATTCCTCGCAATATCCTTTATATGCGTTAAATATCTCCGTTGACCCGGCACTGTATCCCGTATCCAATTCGCAATATTCCTTCACGAATGACAACACGGAATCCGACTCCTCACGGTACTGCTGCAACTCGTCCGCATTGACCTGTGTTTCCGAAAACACATAGTGATTGTTCATCAGCCTGCGCAAACCCTCCAAGGCAAACAGGAAAATACCGTCTGCCTCCATGCGGAATTTCTCCAGCAACTCCGGGTCACGCTTGTCCTGAGGAATTGTATGATTGAACCTTATAATGATAAGTCTGCGGTAAAATCCCTCAGAGCGGTCACCATAGTTTTTCGGTATACTGTTGCAGGAGAACAGAAGCCTTGCACTGGACTGAAAAGAGAACGGGTTTTTATTCTTTTTCTCTACGGTCAAATAGTCCTCACCTACAAGAGCCTTGAATATGCCGTTGTCATCAATATTCTTTGTCGGCAGGTCAGCAAAGATATTTGCCAGCTTACCGAAAAGCTCTGCGGTCTTGAATCGCTCATTCAATGCCTGCCAAGAAACGTTAGAAACATTCTGCTTTCCCAACAGCACATCGTTCAGCACACGGAGCAGCACTGATTTTCCCGCACCTGCCGCACCTACGATAACAAAGCATTTCTGAGCCGAGTTGACAGGAATAAGAAAATATCCAAGCATTTCTTGTATCAGACCTACCTGTTCCATATCGCCACCCATTGACTCTTCTAGAAACTTTTTAAACCTTGGGCAGTCTGCCGCTTTGTCATATGTAACATTCAGCTGTACCGTAGAGTAATAATTCGGTGTGTGTTCCGTCAGCGTATCTTCCAGCACGTTATATAAGCCGTTGCGGACATTGATGATATAGGGATTGGCATTCAGTTCCCGAATATCCCGCTGAACCAGAAGACGCCACTGTTTCTCTGCATCAATGATCTGACTCATCTTCGTTTCACGTACCAGCATTTTCTCCTGCACCAGACGCTGTGCTTTCATTTCAGAAAGTTCGACATACACACCGCCACGATAGCTGAAATGCTGTTCTGCAGAGTAAAAAACTTGCTGTTCCTCCGACATCGTTTTTGCCAGCACCCCGGGTAGAAAACGCAGTCCTTTGTCATTCGGTTCATACCAATCCGGAATCGCTGTACCCGCCTTGGCTCTCTTTGCATTTTTACTTGCCTGATATGCTTTGCTGGTATCCTTAAATACAGCATTCAGAGATTTCAGAAACGATGCCTTCAGTTGAAAATGGTCACGAATTTCGGAATTGATGATTACATCTGCCGTCACCATATCCTGGTTGTATAGGTAATCCAGCACAAACTGTTTCGCCGCCTGCAAATCCTTGATAGCCTCTCCCGTTACGGGAATACTGTGCAGCACATCAAGCAGCACCTCTGCGCTCATCGGTTGATAGCACCATGCGGCAGGAGCCTTTACCGGGCATTCTCCGGCTGCGAACTTCGGACACTTGAATCCTTTTTCACAGATGGTTTTACAGGTGATCGGATTCGTGCCACTCTCCAGAAAATGATTGATTTTTTTCTGCGTGTTGCCCTCATTGTATCCGGGATAGGGCTCAGACAGCTTGTGAATCAACTTCGTACCGCTCTCAAAGGGAGCAAGGTTTGTAATCATGGCATACCAGTCATGCTCAGAAAGAGAGGCAGCATCATCACGGCAGTGCTGCAGGAATACACACGAACGCATTACCTGGTCAATGCCTTTCTCTGCACCGCTCTTATGTTCCACAGTGGTAAGATCTACTTCCGGCAGAACATCCGACAGCTGTTCCTGTGTATATTTGCGTTCAGGGTGAAAACTGACACAGGTCACTTCAACTGGGATGTCCTTTTTACAGTGCATAAACCCAGGAAGTCTCATGACCCTTGATTCATTGACACACATTGGATCACCATCAAACTGCTTTACAAGCTGCGTCTGAATCCTGCGAAACAGTTCCACTTTTGCACTTGAATCCATAAACCAGTACACATGATATGATTTCTGTGTTTTCATGACCATAGAGGGAGGTAGTGGGAACGCATCGATTTTCTTCTGCTGATCCTCAAAGCTGTCATCGTCCATCTCCACGAACTGTGCATTGATTCTTGTAATCGAGTCATCATCCTGACCGCCGTAGTTGACTACAAAAAAGATGCCGCGATTCATGGCATTGTGGTTTTTCAGCGTTTCTTCAACGCTTTTGTACTTTCCGCACTCACAGGACAGCTTCGCTCCCTGGAATATACCGCCTTTTTTATCATCGAATACACGAAAGCAGACGATATCGGTCGGATTGAAAAGAGAGCTGAGTACATCGGTTACCGTCACATTCATGTTTCCGCCTCCTCAAAATATCTGATTTGTTTTTTCAGTTTCTTTGCTTCTTCGATTTCGCTGGCAACACCTGATGTCACCGTTCCGAATACCCATACTTCATCACACATACGAAGAAGCGCAAGACCGAACAGCAGCCCCAGTTCACGCTCGGAGGGATTATTGTCATCCAACATCTGCGGATACAAAAGATGACTGGCTATCGGCATATACCCTTCACGAATCACTCGTCGGCAGTATCCAATCGTTGCCACAACATTTGCATTCACATCTCCGCCATACTTTGATGCCACGTATACCTTTCTACGGTTTTTGTCGGCATACCGTTTTTTCTGCTGCTGTCTGTATTCTTTCATGACATGGCTGATTGCCATGCCCTCTGTCGGGCTGCTATAGCCCTCGCTGTTTTTGTACATATGTTAGTCCTCCAGTTCTTCCATCATTCCAAAGGTCGGTCCCACAGATGCCTCTGCAATCAGCGGAAGGTCAAACTCCGGGAAAGGCTTTTCTTCCATACAGGTGCGGATAAAGGTCACAGCCTCCGGCAACTTGTTCTCCGGGATAATGAAGGTCAGTTCATCGTGTATCTGAAGAATGGGCTTCAGCCAATTACGCTCCGGCAATCCTGCCAGTATCCTGGCAATTGCGAGTTTCAGAATATCTGCTGCCGTTCCCTGAATCGGTGTATTCAGCGCACAGCGTTCTGCAAAGGACTTCTGTCCCCAGTTATCAGAATTAATATTGGGAAGATACCTGCGTCTGCCAAGCCATGTCTCGGAATACATTCGTCTTGCAGCATCTGCCTTTGTTTCTTCCTGCCATGCGGTCAGACATTTGTATCCGTGTTTGAGATTGAAAAGAATGTCCTCACACTCACTAACGGATTTTTCAACTCCCGCCTTGAACTTCAGCGTCTTTTGCAGCCCCCTTGGGAACAGCCCGTAAAATGTGCCGAAGTTCACATTCTTGGCAATCGTCCTGTGTTCCTTATAGTTTTCCGAATGCTTGTCCTGCGCTTCCTCATAGCTGACGCCGAAAATGATGCTGGTCGTGGCTGCGTGTATATCGCCGTTTTTGCGGTAGGTATCCATCATCACCTCATCGCGGCAGTAGAACGCTCCCACACGCAGTTCGATCTGCGAAAAATCAAGCGACAGGATAAGGCAGCCCTCCGGCGCTTTGATGAAGTTGCGGACGCCGATGGGATCGTTGGTCTTCCTGGGCATATTCTGCGCATTGGGATTGCGGCAGTTCATCCTGCCTGTATCCGTGGATAGAGCGAACAGTTCCGGATGGATGCAGCCTGTCACGGGATTGAGGTATTTCAAGTACCCATCGATATAGGTGGACTTGATCTTGCCCCACTTGCGGTACTCCTGCACCAGCGTGAAAAGACCGGACAGTTCCGGACGGTTCGCATCGCACCACTCCTTGAGGAGTGTCATGGTCATATCGTCCGCCGCCTCGCGGTTGGTTTCCGTGGTTTTCAAGATTGGCAGCCCCAGTTCTTTATACAGATAGTTCTTGAACGCCTGCGTAGAGCAGCTCGCTCCGATATTCACATCACCGATGGTAAATTCGATCTCCTTGCGGATACGCTCCATCTCGGCTTCAGCTTTCATCTTTCGCTTCTGCATGAGTGGAAGGTTGACTGGGATGCCGTTCGTTTTCATGATGCCGAGGTATACGGCGGTCGGACTCTCGATTTCCTCCACAATGTACCTGTGCTTTGGGAGGTAACGGTCAAACCAGTCGTTAAACTTGTGATAGAGCCGCAGGGCAAAGTCTGAATCGGCAGCACCATAGCGAACGGTTTCCGCATCCTGTGCATCCAGTTCATCAAAGTGCTTTCCGTCCGTTACACTTGAAAAAGACGGCAGTGGTTCTCCGAGCAGTTCTGCTGCCAACTTTTTCAAACCGCTCTCATTCAGCTTGCGGAATTCGTAGGTGCTTTTCAGGCTCATTTGTGACGCACAAATCGTGTCATATACAGGTGCCTGGATTACAATGCCGCTCGCATATGCCATTGAAGATTCAAAGGCAATGTTATGGGCAATTTTTGTGATTTCCGTATTGGTGAGAAATACTGCTAAAAAAGAAAAGAAAGCAGCCTTGTCTATATTACTGCCAACACGATGAGTGACAGGAACATAGATACCGGTTCCTTCCTTAACAGAGAAAGAACAGCCGACAATATGCGATTTCGCTGGGTCAAGTGCTGCTTTATCTTCTTCACGGTATGGATCATCGGGAGAAGTTTCAAAGTCAAATGCTACCAGTGGATTGTTCCTGATATATTTCTTAATACCATCTACTGTGGTCACACATTTATATTCTATATTCATATATTATCTCTCCTATGGGAATAACCCGGAGAAGCATTACACCCCTCCGGGCATTCCGGTGTTCTCTGTATTTAGTTTTCTTATTTCAAAGGTTCAATAATTTCTCCCGTTTCCGGATCAACCACTGGCTCATCATCAATGAGGGATGCAGGGGTAAGTTTGGCTGCATATGTCTTGACCGTTTCCGTTACACCTGCCACTGCTGTGCGTTCCTCCGCCGTTAGCATACGCACGAAAGCAAAGACCGCCTGGGAGAATGCGATGCCGGATGCATTTGTAGCCTTTTTCAGCGTGATTTTTGTGACCACCTGATTCAGCTTGCGTCCACGGGAAAGTTGACTCTTCACATAATTTGTGAAAGACTTCAGCGAACCTGTCGGCAGAGAAATTGTAATCGGGAATAGTTCGCCTTCACGCAGTATGTAGAGCATACGCTTGTTCTTGCACAGCTTGCTCTGACCATCACCGCTGCCAAATTTGTTATACGGACAGTCGGCACAATTCCCGCCGGGATTGCCTATACCCGTCACTCCATCAAAAGAGCCGCAATCGGGAGGATTGTTCCCCCCGTTATACTTGTCGTGGTAATAGGCGAATGCCGGGTGGTTATACACAATGACTCCGGTGATGTCCTTTGCCATCTCAGATTCCTCGCCTTCGGCAGACGGAATTTCAAATGCCGTACCGCCGCCTGTTGGCAACTTAACACGGTCAAATGAAAACTCAAGTCCCTGGCAATCATCTGCCAATGCCTCATTCAATACATCCTGATTTGCCAATACAGCAAATCCTTCGGTCACTGTGAGTTCGTTGTTATTCTTATCTGACATGATCTATGTCCTCCTGTGAAATGTAATAATTTGTGATTTTGCGTTGCTGCGGTGCTGTAATATTCATGCACCTAAGATTTGCGGATACCGACCGACACTTTTTCATAAGTGCTGACGGTATCGCCAAGCCATGCCGGAACTTCCTCGCCGGTAATTTCACGCTGTTCCTTAATAAAGGATGCGAGGGTGTTGGCATTGACCGTTTCCGTAACCAGACTGCCATATCCGTTTTCTTTCAGTGCCTGCATCATTTCGTCCTTACGACCTGCTGCCGGGGATGCAAACAATCTGCTTTTCAGATAGAATGTGCTGCCGTTACGGGAAAAACGATCAAGTTCGGCTTCTGTCATGGCATCGGATAGCTGCAGGTCAAGTTCTGCAATCTCCGCACCCAGAGCCTTAGTCTGTGATTCGAGATCTTTCTTCTGTTCCTGCAGAGTCTTGAGCCTGTCTGCCATTTCAAAAATTTTTGTATTTTCCATCGGTGACTACCTCCTTTCACTTACTACCGAGAAATTCAACCCCCTTTCGGGGATCTCAGGTTTTGAAAGGATTTCTGCCCTTGCGGTAATCATCAACCAGCATTTTGGCAAGGTTAATTTTCTTTCTCAGTGCATACAGTACCTTGCGATCAACGGTATTTTTACAAACAAGGTAAATGTAGTGACAGTTTTCCTTTTGCCCGGCTCTGTGAATACGAGCCTTTGCCTGTTCAAAGTTGCTCATGCTGTAATCAAGGGAATAAAAGACCATCGTACTGGCAGCAGTTAAGGTAATGCCCAGTCCTGCTGCAGCAATCTGTCCTACGAATACACGGCACCTATCGTCATACTGGAAACGATGAATTTCGCTGTCACGATCTTTCACGCCACCACGCACTGCGGCATAACCGATTTTCTTCTTTTCAAGCAATTCCTGAATATCGTCCAGTTCCGGCACAAATCGTGCCATAATAACGAGTTTCTTATCCTCTGACATGGCGGTGTCAATAATATCTGAAAGTGCCTCCAGCTTGGCGTGACTTACAGTATTCACCACTCCATCATCATCGGTCAGATGGCCACCTGTAATCTGCGACAGGCGGAGCATTCTGGTGAGAATGTTGGCTGTAGTCACCTCGGATTGGTCCATTTCCGCATAGCTGTCAGATTCAATGCTGTCATACAGTTTTGCGGCATCTTTCTCCAAATCAACAGTACGTGCTTCCTCTGTGATTTCTGGCAAATCCAAACACTCTGTTTTTGTCACACGGTATGCGATGGAATGAAGCTTTCGAAGAAAATCGTCTGTCATCCACTTGCGGAAAATCGGCGTGTGATTTCCGTAGCCACCCATATCAAAATACTGGTTGCGGAAGGAATAGAATGATGTGCCGAAAATCTGAGGATTCAGGAAACGATACTGCGAGAACACGTCCAGTTCTCGGTTTGTAATAACCGTTCCGGTAAGGAGCAGTTTGTATTCTGCTTTATCGCCAATATGCTGCATTCCCTGGCTTTGCTTGGAACGGTTTTCTTTCAGCTTGTGTGCTTCGTCTGCAATCACCAAATCAGCGTTATATGTGATCAGTTCCTTTTCGAGCCG